GAGATCGCCCGGGGCGTCGTCTAAAAGCTCTATTTAAAAAAAAGAGACATTGCGGGCAGAGTTAGGTATACATTGCGGCTCACTATTTTATATTTAGTCCTCGCGCGTGTGCGCGTGTACATGTGCGTGTGCGCCCGCGTGTGTGCGTGTACGCGTGTGTATGCGCGTGGGTGTGCGCGTTACATTCGCGCGAGCGTACGCCTGCGCGTTTCCTTTTACCTTGAGCGAACCGAGTGCATGGAATGATAAGCACCGTTGATGGATCAACCCCTTGACGGATCGCACTGATCCGGGCCATGCTTTGCTCATCGATCGATTGATCGATTGAACCTAGATAACCGAATACAGATCCGCGCCAGGCCGAACGGGCCGCGCGATGACACCCAGGGTGTGACCGTGGGCAAGCTGCCGCCGATGGTAGGGAGAACATCCCCGAAGTGTAGGTAATGGCAGGCGTGGTGTGCCCGAACGTGAGCGGCGGATCTGTAAAGGTATCTAGGTTGACGAACCTAGACAATAGAATAGTTATCTGTAACTAAGGGCAAAGTAGTTCTTACTCCCTGGTGTGGCGATTGCCTCGCCTTAGTTACAGTTAGCTGTTTAATATCAGCATCGTCAGAATACGGACGTAGGGCGCGAGAGATCCCCGAGCACAATAGAGTTGCAACCCGACTCGCTAGGTGTGCACGATGCGAATGTCAGCAGGTATCTTGTCTGTAACTAAGACAATGTATCGACGCTAAATGTCAGCAACTCTCGTCAGGTTGCAGCTGAATACAACTACATGCTGTCCGCTTGTAGTTAGTTACAGTGCACAAGCTGTGTCCAGCGTAACTGTCTATGGTGCAGGTACGCTGGACAAACTACCTAAGCTTCACCACGGCGTGTCCCGTGCGATGGCAGCGCAGGATTTTATAGTTTGTGTGCACAACTGTGCTCTGTAACTAACTACATACAGCTATTTAGTTTTAGTCAGTGAGCTCAGCTTCTAGTTGAGCGGATCCATGTATCAGCTAGCGCATTGTCGCTTGGTAGGTATCAGGATCAAGTTAGATCATTTGTGATCACAGGCTGTAGATTCTCTCCTCAAGCTTCACAGTTTGATGAGGGATTCACTCCCTCTTTGTTGTTAGCTACCAGCCATGTAGCTGGTGAATGTTATGAACATCAAGACCAACAATCAACCACGCCAGCCTATGTCTGGCCTGACCCTTGATCTCTTTGTCGGTGACAAGCAAGCTGCCAAGATTCGACAGCAGTTTGATTACCTAACTGACACTGAGTTCGAGGATGAATCATTCATTATGTACAAAGGTTATGTGTACGCAATGTCTGACTTCATGCGTATCGAACAGGATTCTACTGGTGATCTAGCACAGTCTGGCTGGCATGGTTACAGCTCAGATTCATTCTTTAGCGGTGTGTTAATCAAACTGTGTGATGACGGAGATGTCATCATGGGCCGCTATTGCTCCTGACTAACTGTAACTAACCCAACGCAATCTGATCATGAACATCCTCCAGTACAAAGTTGTGTCTTATCTTGTATCTACTGATGGACAACCCTATGTGCATGGTTATTACGATACGCAAGATGTTGCCGAACGTGTAGCCAACAACTACAACGTTATGTTTAATAACGGCGGAGGCAAACTGTACGCAAAGGTAGAGAAAGCCTAATTGTACCTAACCCAATCCCATCGCAATCTAACCATGACCAAAGAGTCTTACTACTTTGTCGCTGAGCGTACAACAACTCGCCGTGGTTGTACTCAAGACAAGCAGGAACTTATCTGCATCAACGCCGATAGTTTCCACGCTGCTGATAAGTGGATCAACGCCAACTACACAAATTGGATTCACTATCACGTCACCGATCCCGCGCCTTATCTGTTCACTGCCACCAACTTTTGCGCTTACTCTGCCTGATCATGACTTACTACATCAACCGTCAAGCTGGCCGTTATCACGAAACGGTCGATGAGTTTGCATCACGTTCTGAGGCAGATCGTATGTGCAAAGAGTATCAATTCGGCGAGCACGGTAGAGCTTACTTCTACGTCTCTCGTGTTGCACGTCCTAACTGGACTATCTGACTTTAACTAACCCAATCGCGCCCTGATCATGCAAACACTTTACATCTACGATCCTCGTTACTCTGTCCACATCAATCGACCAACCACGTTCACTTATTCGGAGGCAACTAACGCTGCAGCTGCTGCAGTTCGCAGGGGCAGAGCATACGAACTGTGGGAGAACGGTCGCATGGTTGCTAAAGGTGGTCCTAGTAGCACACTCGCACGCTGATTATGTACAACTCAAACACACAACTTGACCGCGAATTCATGCGTCGCATGATCCGCGCGTATGAACAAGATCTGCTGCAGTTAGTTAGCGAAACTCCTGATCATCCTGGTGGTGATTGGGCACGCGAACATCTTGCAAAGCTAGAAGAACTGCGCACCCAAACATTTAGTCCACTTGCACAAACTGTTTCCTTCTGATCATGACAAACTTCAATCACATCAGCCACTTTCACAAAGACCAACTACTACACACGCTTAGTTATCACATGACGTCAGAATTGCGTCGCATCTTAATGCGTGAGTGCCCAGCTGCATACAACTCACTGTGTGGACGTGTAGTTATCACGTCGCAGGTGCATGATACGGGCCGCAAGGTCATCGAGCGCCCTGAGAATGTAGACCTTAGCGAGTTTGATTAGACTCGCTTCGCGAGGCGCCCGCACACATTAACACCGACATCATGGATAACACTCTGCCCCGATACACAGATACAGATGGTTGTACCTATGAGTACGAACCCCCAGCTACATTATGTAGTCTCAGGCGATACAATATCGCACACTGTGCAAGACAACGTATGCAAGATGCACACTGTTTAGGTTACCACGCGGGCGATAACCACAAACCGTGGACAGAATTATGGAAGCGCGAGCGTATGAGCTTCTGGTCAACACTCGCACACTCGATTCCACACAACTTCAAAGTAAACCGCTAACGCGGGCCAAATCACACAATCATTCCATCATCATGACAACACGTTTCGAACCTAATCTAGTATTACTAGATACTCATGGAGTATACATTCCAATGTTGTATTGTGCAGATGCTGACGAACACTGGGCTAACTGTGTAGGTGTTGACTACAACGACGTGCTTACTTGTCAGGCTGGCCCAGATCATCCCTGGTACTGGGAGTCGTGGAATAACATCCTAGACAATGCGAGCATTGTTAGCGATGGTGTTACCTGGCGTTTACATCAGAATGGAGATCTCTGGGAAGTCCCTGATGGTTACGAATTCGATGACGATTGCGGTATCCCGATAACACCTTTGTAACCACGCCTGCCAACATCACATCACACAAACATCATGATCAGCCTAACAGTTGTTGATGAGTACGGTGTAACCTACGCCGTAGACACATTCCTATCAGTGCAAGACGCCAAAGATGCACTGTGGCAGCTCGAATCTTATTTAGATGAAGCACAAACTCCAGCACGCTACTACCAACTGCAGGATGCAATCTCTGACCTACGCCAACAAATCTCCGAACACGAATCAAATGACGAAGCGACAGGTTCTCTCTGAATTCCGCGATCTGTGGGCAGATATGGTTGAACACGATCGTTACTTGCGTGGTGATCATGTAGCAAAACGTACTGCCTTTAACGACTTTGTAGATCTACTTAACAAACAACGTCAAGTAACCGATCACCAAGCCTACACTTGGACAAACCCTTTCTAACACAATGAACAACGCTTTCCCTTACGACATTTACACATTGGATTCACATTCTCTGTCCTACCACGCTCTCGCTCGTTACAGACAGATTCTCCTTCGTGAGAACATCCCTGACGAGATTGCAGACATCATTGAGGAGCGTCTCATCCCCGCATTAGAGAGCATCGTCGACAGCGACTACTGACCTTTAACTAAACGAATCGACCGCCAATCCTGCCAACCCGCCAAACAATGCGGGGCGGCTCTCAGGTTTATCAATACCTGTGGGACTCAATCCGGGCACGCCTGAGATGTAACCGACCGCACCTAACGGAAACCTTCCGATAACACCTAGCGGACCTACATTCTCTTCAATGTATCTAGCTAAAAACTCTGCAGGAAAGCTCCCCATCACACTATGCACCTTTCTTAAACAATAACAGATGAATCAAACACCACGGAGCTCAATGCCGCTGATCTGATTTTGCAGCCTTTTTAACGTATCTTTGTGCATCGAAGGATCACCAAGCTCGCCTTTAAGTATCATGTCGTACAGAATACGGGCTTCTTCACGATGCCTCTTTCTATCTTCGTAGTCCGACGCGACTAATGAACTAATGGGTTCATTAGCAATTGCATCACCAGCAAACCGCATCAATCTACCTAACACTCCACCCATCCTATCAACACACGAGGAACATCACCATGCGCCAAATCGAAAAGCAAATGCTCACCGCGATTCACAATCGTAAAGACTGGAAGTGCGCTAACACGCAAGTCACCGTAACTTACTTCGCCCACGCTGATCGACTGATCGACCGCACAACTGTGTTCCTGCACGGTAGCCCGATTGCACAGATCAGCCCCGATACAGTTACGATCTGCGACTACGGCTACCAGACACCCACAACTAAGTCCAGACTAAATGCTATCCTGCATGAGCTGTGTGGGGCTTCTATTTATCAGAAGGATCACAAGTGGTATGGTCATGCAATCGAGGAAGCCGATTGGGAGATCGAACCCAACACTTCACACTGTTTCGTCAGGGGCTGAATCACTATCATCGCCCGCTCCAGCTGCGCTGGGCCGCCCTCATAGTGTACAATCAAATGCACACACTAACACCATGAAACTTGTAAGCTCACGTCACATCGACATTGCCAACCTTAAAGGCGCCATCGTAACTAACACGAATGGCGCCAAGTTTTACGTTCTTGGATTTGAGGTTGACGTTGAGTCCCACACGATCAACATCGTGATGCAACCAACTGACGGCAGTGGTCCCGTAGGTTTGCTGTGGGATCACATTAAAGACTGGACAATCGCACTGCAGCCAATCCATTGGCTCAACGACATTCTCACCATCACTAAGTGAAATGACACAACAACATCCCATCACCCCACCGCGGGAGCTAGTGAAGCAGTGGATCAAAGAGTGTGACCAGCCAGACAATCCGCGCTGGCAGGAATACGAGCAAGACATCGCCAACCGCACCGCCCAATGGGCCGCCGACCAGGAGCTGGAGGCGTGTTGTGAGTGGCTGATACTGAATGGTTACGGAGCAGCCACCAGCAGACTCCGCACGGCCCGCCGCCCCAAGCCGCCGAGCTTGAAGGAGCTGGCGCTTGACGATTTGCGCATTGCTTTTGATAGGGGCTGTTTAAGCGGAATACAGGCTGACACCATCCGCCGCGCCCTTGAACAACTAGCCGACGACAAATGAAACGCGCAGAACTAATCGATCTGTACGCTGACATCACCGTAAGCTCAATGGATTACAGCGAGCTCGAAATGTTTGTGTACAACGCAATCGCAGAACAACTCGAAAAGACGGACAAAGACGATCTGATCGACAGGTTCTACAAAGACATTTGTATGAGCGACCCGAAAGATCTATGGGACATCGGGCGCACAGTCTTAACTAAAGAGGAAGTCGAATCGTATTTGGCTTCGAAACAATGTAACTAAGCAACTCCGCTTCGCGGGCCGCCGCACACATTAACATCAACAACATCACTTCACAATGAAACGTTTGCTGTTCTTGCTGCCTTTTGCTGTCCTCAATCCTCTCGAAGCTCGTACAGTTACAGCTACCGTTTATCACGAATGGTACCACAACAGAGTCACATACTGCGGTCAAACATACCGACACTGGGGTATTAGCGCAGCACATCCCTGGTTACCTTGCGGCACGAAAGTTCGTGTCACCCATGGCAATAGAACGCTAACTGTACCAATACAGGATCGCTGCGAATGCGACTCGATTGATCTCAGTGCAGGCGCAGCATACCGTTTAGGCGTACCCTTAAATGACATACGCAAGGTACAGATCAGCTACTAATCCCTTGACACACTTTACAATTGCACTCAACAGCATCTAGATAATTTAGGGGTTTACCTATCTTATCTAAACCAAACTCGACAACTTTATCGTTGTACGCACGAGCGGCTTCGAGTTTGCAAGTGAAGTAACCGAGATGTGTGCTTTTGCGCTCGTTTATCAGCCGCGTTTTCCATCTTCCACGCTGCCTATCCCAACTCGCTCCTATAACGCCACTGCTGTTGTTAGTCATTATCCTTCGATTATGGCTCTGCAGGGAACTATTGCCAAGTCTTAAATTGTTCGCATTATTGTTTAACGGATTCCTATCTTTATGATCTACCTCAAGCTCACAGGGATCAATCTTATTTACCATGAAATAAATTATTCTTGACGCTCTATAGTTCTGACCGTCAGCTTTAACGTACCAGTCAAACCTCCCATCACATGGTTTAACTATCGTACCGGCCACGCTTTCAGCTAAATGCCCGCCCCTGGTTACTTTACGCACCAATCCCGAATGCTTCCCGAACTGAGACTCCGCAATCGGTACAACTTCAAACAGTTCGTTTAGCCGCTCAAGCGGCGGCAGTGGTAAAGTCTTAGGCATCGGCCTGGTGCTACAGGTTGATCGTGCCCCAGGGTGTTGACGCACCGCTGGGGTTTAAATTTTATCACACGCTACTGAACAGGAATTAAGAGGTTCTTCAACCCTTAAACCCTGTGGGGCTTACCTGTTCGCCACGCTGCTACGGTGATGGCTTGTGTTCACTCCCGCTTCGCGGGCCGCCTGCATAATTTACGATGAAGTTCTCGAAAGACAACCAACCGCCAAGGGATCTTACTCAGTGTCCCAAATGCGACAAACACGCTTTCTATGTTCTGGAGACTCGTTCAAACAGAACGTACATAAGACGGCGAAAACACTGTAAAGAATGTAAGCATCGCGCCACCTTTTACGAGATCTCACAGGAGAGATACCAACAGCTTGAGGAAGACTCTAAGACTCTCAAGAGTTTGCTCGCCCATCTACAAGAACATGTAACGGGAGGCGGAGAACCGATTGTAGAAGTTAAAGCTCCGAACAAAATCACAATCCCGTGTGATCAATGCGGCCATGCGAACGGCGACAGATGCTCATTCGATTACCCTGAGGCGTTCACACTAGAAGCACACGATTGCTCTATGTTCACTGAGTAGTATAAGAACGCAAATCCTGTTAAGTGAGAGCTGTTTTACAGAAAGTTTTAATTACTAAGCCGTTCGATACGGTATAACAACAAGTTAAACAGTGGTAAAGATAGCGAGCAGCGTTGTGATAAATTGATCCCGCTTTCTCTTATGCCATGCGTAAACAAGAACCGTCGGTCAAAGAGTTCGACATCTTCAGCAACCACAAGGGACCGTGGAGTTATCTGTGTACGGTAGAAGCAAATAGCTTAAATGATGCAAAACTAATTGCGATGAGAGACAATGGAATCTACCATCACAACCAAGTCTCAGTTTATCCGAAAAAGTAATTTGTGTTAAACCCTGTACAGGGTGGTGGCTGTGTGCTACCATTCTGTACAAGGCGGCACCGGCCTTTAACGCGGCGCACACACTTCACTCTGTATCTACATGACCATCAAAACCTCCGATCTGGTTTCCCTCGGTGAGCGTGCTGCCTCGGCGTGGGATGAGTGCGACCAAGCTCTAGCTGCACTGAATCAAGCCTTCGGCACTCCCTTTGAGGCTGCCAAAGATAACTTGCTGCGCGACATCACAATCGCAGAGTCCGAAGGGATTGATCTCTCGGTCTTCAGCGGAACTGACAGCCGCTTCAAGTTCCCTGACCTGCGCACGAACATCGTTGTTCGAATCTCTCGTAAACCCACGCCGCACACCAAACTCGAAAAGCTTGCCGACAAAGTGGCGAAGCTGGAGCAGGAGCTCAAGGTTGCAAAGCTGCAACTCAAGCACACTGCCGAGCAACTTGTAGCCCAGCGTGAGTGCGACGAGCTCACCGACAAAATCACTCTGGCGTTTACCCGTCTCAAGTAATGCGTAAGAAACTCGAAGACTTCGCTCTGTTCACAGCAGCCGGCATCATCACGGCTGTCACCGCTTTCGGTGCTCTTGGGATCAACCCCGGCGAGGCTCACCACTCTAAAGATTGCGGATCAACACAAAGTCTTGACGCTAGGTGCGCTAAGCACTAGTTTAGATCAGAGCTTGCGCTCCAGTCCCCTGTGTGATGCAGGGGATTTCTTCTACCCACCACATCGGCACACATTTAACTAAGTATGAACCACTACCTTCTGTCCTGCTCCATCTCTGCGGACGTTCGCCAATCAGTTCAGATCAAGTTCGACGACCTTAAACTTCCTCAACAGGTTATCGACACACTCGAAGCCAACAACACTGTCAGTATCCGCCCGCACCTATCAAATGCGCTGAAGGGTAAACTCGATGCGCTTCGTGTAAAGCAGCGTCAGCTGTACGATGCTTACTGCATCCATTATGGTGATGCTCACTTTGTAACCGCTTCTTACTTCCAGGAAGCAAACGCGATGATCAAAGAGATCAAACGTGATGCTGAGGTTTACAACGCAGAACTTAAAGATCTGTGGGAGAGCGAGTACACTCGTTGGCAAGAAACAGCTAACGGTATTCTTCGCCCGCTGTTCTCTGAAGACATCGAATACTCCATCGCATTCGATGCGTACATGCGGTTCTTCCCCACGCGGGAAGAATATCGGAAACCGATTCGCGTCTCCGTTCTGGGTCCACTTCCCGTCTCGCTGCAGAAAGTAGAGGCTCCCATTGAGGGAGACATTGATTCCGTTCTTGCTTACGAGAATGCAATCAACACCCAACAAGTTTTAGAGGCGGCCAAAGCTTCTGCATCTGATAAAGCCCTGACACTCGGTGCACAACTGCTGGACGATCTGGACGTACGAAACGTAACTAAGATCGGACGTCAACAAACAGGTTCGGAAAAGAAACGCGGCAGCTGGCAAATCACTGCAGAGAAACTCAAGCTCATCAGCAACAGCGTTCCTACGTTCAGCGATCTGGCTGTGTTGGCTGATCGTCTGCTGCAATCAGGGAACAATTTACAATCCCCTGACCGTGGCGTGCGCACGAAAGCAGTAGAAGACTTCTACGCAGTACAGGAAGAAATCCGCACGGAGCTCTCTAGCATCTGTAACAGCCACAGCAACTCGCAGGGTCTCGAAAAGCTGCAGCACTCTCTTGCACTCAGCTCTGAGTACAAACTGCTGTGTGAAAAGATCAAGACGGTTGAAAGTGCTAATGCTCTCAACCTTTTGGTCAAAGACGCCAACACCGAGATCGACATTTACGAACAACGGTCAAAACAGCTCCGTAAGCTCATCGCTCAACGCCGTGAACTTATCCAAGCTGCAGGCGAAAACCTTGACGAACTTATCGAAGACATCAATGCACAACCTGAACAACAGTCGGAGGCTGACTTCTGATGGACAGAAAAGTTTATGTGTTCAAGACACACAACGGCTACTTGTCCGACATTGATCATTACACGCACGATGCAGCACGAGCAGTATCGTTCGTCGATCTTGACTCAGCGGTCACACGTCTGGCTGCAGTCAGTGGGGTAATCAACCAACCGATCTCAATCGAAGAAGTTTCACTTCCATTCCCTCTTCCTTTTCCTAAGCAAATCTGATGAACGACCAACTCTTCGGCAAACTTCAAAACTTCCGTGGGGCACTCAACGCTGCCACGCTCGAACGCGAGCACGTTATCGACGGTCTGCTCGCCTCCGTTATCTCAAAACAGAACGCCTTCTTGCTGGGTGCTCCGGGTACAGGCAAGAGTGATCTGGTTCGCAGTGTATGTAAAGGTATCAAGGGCGCCAATTACTTTGGTTACCTCCTGACACCTACGACTGATCCCAGCGAATTGTTTGGTCCCGTCGCAGTCACCAAACTACTTAAAGATGAGTACACACGCGATGTAGACGGTTACCTACCGTCCGCACACATTGGTTTCCTAGACGAACTGTTCCGCAGCTCATCGGCAATCCTTAACTCTCTTTTGTCGCTGCTGAACGAGCGGACGTTCAACAACGGTAACCAAGTGATCGAAACTCCCTTGCAGTCGATCATTGCTGCAACAAACAGCTGGCCGCAAGAGGAGTCACTTCAGGCTTTCGCGGACCGCTTCTTGTTCCGCCCAACAGTAGAGATGCTGAAGAAACCAGTATCCAAACGGACACTGGATGAGTGGGCGCTGGGCATCGAAGATCGCCCGCAGGTTGGCGAGTTTCTGACACTTTCCGAACTGAAAGAGATTCAGGAAGCTGCGAAGAAGGTCAAAGTATCCGATGACTTTCTAGACAAGTTCAACTCAGTGTGGCAGATGCTCGCACAACGGAGCATCACGATCTCTGACCGCCGACGTGTTCAGATTCTTAAATTCCTCCGAGCATGGGCAATTGTCCAGGGCGATGAGGAGCTGTACCCTGAGCACATGCACAATAGTCTTGTACACATTGTGTACAACGATCTAGAAGATCAAAGCACTATCATCGAGATTCTGGAGCAGGAAGTTCCCACGGCTGAGCGGTTGTTTGCTGATGCGAAGCGAGCGGCAAGCGGAATCATGACCGAGTTTGCAGCACTACGCTCCAGACAGCAGCAGAACAGCATCGGCTCCCTTAACGATCTCGTCGTTCATCTCCGTAAATACCATAAGGATATGAACACGGTCAGGGACAAAGTAGATGAGCTTCTTGATGGATCTCGCATTCGTATGAGCATGGCTGTCAGATCCAGAGCCGTTAAGCTCTCTCAAAACCTTCAGAACAACTGCGACACAATCGCTCAAGCCCTCAACGAAATCACTCACTAACCATGAATCTCCAGAAGAACTCTGAGTTTGTTCGTCTTGTAAATAACGAGCCGCTAACCCTAGTGTGCTCCGCTCTCGCAGACTTCCTTTGGGAAGATTTTGTCCGCGACACAAAGCCTAACGTTACCTATCTCGTTAACACTTACAACATCAAACAACTCTCTAGGTTCGGTAAGGAGGTATTCGAGCGTTTATACAGTGCTGACGAAGTTAAGTGGCTAATCAGCGACGAAGACTTCGAGCAATACTTCAGGGCAATCTGTAACGGTGATACAACTAAAACACCTAAGGGCTACAAACCGGAGAACGCTGTCTGGTATTCGATCATGGGAGATCTTTCCCAGGCTGCTGCGTGGCCCACGCTGATCCAACGCTGCGTGGGCGAGCAGTTCAACTCCGGGAACAATGCAGTGCGCATCCTCAACGAAATCTCAAAAGTGATTGAGGAAGCAATCCAGCAGAACATGTTCGATGTTCAGCTGCTGGTGGGCTCCGGTGATCAATTGCAGGAGCTCCGGGACCAGTACAACAAAGCTGTACAGAACGGAGACAAGGCTGCAGCGAACGAAGCTCGGATGCAGGGTAAGGAGTTGGGGCAGCGTATTCACGACGCGCTGCAGAATGTGAAGTCTCAAGTACAAGCAGAAGCGAACACGATCGTCGATAAAGTTCTCGGCGAGAGTGACGAACAGAACGAAGATATCAGCAACCTGTTCGGCTCGATGCCCGGTAACGGAAAGATGCTGAGTGACCTACAGGAAAAGAGGAATCTCGCTAACCGCTTGAGCAGGAACAGAACACTCAAGCAGATTGCTAAGAAACTCGGTGCTTTACGCCGGGTATGGACTGAGAGGAAACGAGCCAAGCCTGCGAAAGCTAACTACGAAGCGGTAACAGGTGCGAAGTTCAGTGACAGCGTGATCAACGCCTTCCCCACGGAGCTTGCGCTGGCTGGCTCGAAGGAAGGTCAAGCCCTGTTTGCTCTCAAGTATTCGCAGAAAACGATCCTCACCAAAGACTACACAGCATCCAGAACGGACTTGGGGCGCGGTCCTGTAATCATGTACGTCGATGTGTCGGGGTCGATGCACGGAGATCTGGAGCTTTGGAGCAAGGCAATTGCCTTAGTTATCTCTGAGCAGGCGCTGACTGACAAGCGCTCTGTGCACATCCATCTGTTTGATACGGTTGTGGGTCACAGTGTTGAGGTAAAAAGTGGCACACCAAATACAAAGGAACTGATTGACTTCGTTGCGGGATGGACGCTGGGTGGGGGCACAAGCTTCAACGCCGTGCTAGCCCACGTGGTGAGTCAGAAGGAGAACTTGAAAAATTCCGACATTCTGGTTCTCACCGACGGGAATTCGGAGGCAAGCCCCACTTGGATTTCCAGGGTAGACAGTTTGAAGCAGGAAACCGGCGCACAGATAACTACAGTTTGTCTGGATATGTCTGTGCCTGAAGTTTGCAAACGGTTCAGCGATGAGACTTACTCTGTAGACACATCGAATAACATCGATTCAATCGATGTAATTCAAAAGTGTATCCGATGAGTAAGGAGAAAGACCATGGACAATGTGTTTAAGGAGTTAATAGAGGAATATCACGAGAGATCAAACGGTGTCAGTTCCGTGAACAATAGAGGCCCGGAGGCCCCGGGTGAGTTCTTTTATGACAGCAAAACAGGAAAGCTGTACATAGCTGGCGCCGATGATGAAGGCGAATTAAAGTGGTTTGCACTCTGATGGACGTCTCATGTACTTAGATACAATTCAGGAATCCTTAGAGCAAATTAGAAAAGAATATGAGACACACGAAGGAGGAATGCAAGACCTTCTCCGTTGGGTACAGGATATCTTAGAGAAAGAGTTAATGGATAAGAAACCTGGGCAGTATTCAAAGTTTGATTATCACGGCAACTTAATCCTGTACGACTGCCCATCAAAAGAACCAGGCTGCGGTTTCTTCTTAATCTCAAACGACAAAACAAACATGGAATACACTTATGTAATAGCAGATACGCTAGGTGAGCAATACGGCATGTCGGTCACTGACGAAGATATAAAATTGACAATCTTAGATCTGAAGGAGCTCGCCATAAACTTCGTAACCGAGTTCTTCCAATTCAAGCTTTACTCATCAATCGCTTGCGAGGGTTTCGAGACCTGAGCAAACACCCGAGTAATGGGCTAGTATGCGCCTTGTCATGACTCCCAACCTTCTTTGAACATGGCTTTTCAATTCCTTCTAAACGGCACCCCTCTGGATGCTGGCGACGCTGCCACGCTCATCAAAACCGTGAAAAATAGCCGATCCGCTCCGACCATTGAGCTGAGCGAGATCTTCGATACCTCGAAGCTCGATAGCAAAGCATTGTTCGAGATGGCGGTCGATATGGGATCGCAGGAGCTAGCGTCGCTGGCTTGGAAGATCTCCGTCGGAAAGCCAACGAAAAAGATGAAAGCCGGTCGCCCGGCTGCCCAGAAAACAGTCTGGGAAGGTCCGGAGGCTCTGATTGAGGAGCTGCATAAGTCCCAGTCCTACTGGGCTGTGGGAGCAGCGATGATCCTCGATTACTTCTCCGAGCTCAATGACTGGAGCACTCTTCGGAAGATCGCCATCTTTTACGTAAACGATATCGATGCGTCGGACAACAAAGTCCCGCACGATTCCATCCTGTACAAAGGATTTACGTGGTCTGAAGAGCTGGATATGTTCGATCCATTGGTGCTCCGGACAGGGATTGAGCGCAAAGATACCTTCCACGTCAGCCCGATGTACCTGTCCCTCCGTGAAGGAATGAACTGGTGCATGAAGAACGGGCTCGTAGAGCAGAAGTCTCAAGTATCGTATGGCTCATTGGACGGAGCGAAGGGCAACACAATGCAGCGTGTTTACTACAACCTCCGACTGACAAAGCGTGGACAGGACGTCAGTCTCCTCTGGGCAGACTCGAACGAGTACATCCTTAACTTCTTCGCCTCTCGCCGCCAGGGTTCCTGAGCTGGTTCTCGGTAGCCAGAGTAGACTGCAAGCCTCGCTTCGGCGGGGCTTTTCATTTCTCTATCATCATTTTCCTCATGCAGGTTCGTTACATCCAAACAGCCGAACAGTTCAAGGAAGTTCTGCCTGAATTGAAGCAGATTCCGAAAATGTGCTTGGACTGCGAAACAACGGGCCTGCAAGCGACAATCGCAAAGCTTCGCTTACTTCAGCTCTGTGATGCCACGCCGGAGATTGAAGATCGTACTGTCTACGTCTTAGATCTCTTTAAGTTCAAACCAAACGAAGAGCTTAAGGAACTTATAGAGTCCCGTGCCATGCTCCTGGCGCACAACATGAACTTCGACTTTCAGTTCCTCCTGTCCATCGGGATCGATTTTAAAAACAAGATCTTCGACACGTACGTCGCAGAGCGCGTCCTTCGTTCCGGTTTTAAGGAGAAACGGGTCAGCCCTAAGTCTCAGACTACGTACTTTACAGATGTCAGCTGCAGCCTGAAAGCTGTGGCAGAGCGCAGGCTCGAAATCGAAATCAGCAAGGAGCAGCAGAAATCAGACTGGGGCGCCGAGGAACTCGACATCGAACAGATCAAGTACGCAGCAGGAGACGTCGACATCCTCCCACGCATCGCAGCATCCCAGTTGGCCGAACTTAAAGAGGAGAACCTTCTATCAGTTTATGGGCTCGAATCTAAGTGCATTCGCCCCGTGGCAATGATGAGTTACAGCGGGTTCTGCGTCGATTTGACTAAGTTAAATAAGCTCAAAGCGTCTATCGAAGAGGAACTGGAACAGAAAACCGAACAGTTCGTTAAATCACTGGACGATAGACTTCCGGCAGATCTGAAACTTCCTCGGGGAATTGACGGAAAGGTCGCAGTCGGTAAGAGACCGAAAAAGGATTTTAATCCTGGATCCACGACGCAGGTTATTTCCGCCTTTACTGCTTGCGATATCGAGCTGCCTAGAGACGCCAAGACGGAGAAGAAAACCCTCAACCAAATCGCTCTCGCAGAGTTCGACAGCGACGACCCCACGCTGAACCTTTATAGGCAACGTGTAAAGGTAGAAACAAAACTGGAGCACATCACCAAGCTGCTGGAAAATGTAAATCCAGTGACGCTGCGGATTCACTCTGGTTACAACCAGACAGGAGCAAACTCAGGACGCTTCACGAGCAACGGCGCCCCAAAGACAGCTAAAAAAGAAAAGAAAACAGTTTTTGCAGTCAACATTCAGCAAGTTCCTAGAGGTAAAGAATTCAGGGAGTGCTTCATCGCCGAGCCGGGATTCAAGCTGGTGATTTGCGACTGGGCTCAGATTGAACTACGACTCGGTGCGGAACTGATCAACATCCCTCAGATGAGGCAGGCATTTAAAGATGACATCGATTTACACACAATGACTGCTAGTCTTATCTACAAGAAGGACTTACACGAAGTGTCTAAAGATGAACGACAAGACGGTAAGACTCTGAACTTCGCCCTTTTATACGGAATGGGCTATAGAAAATACAAGACATACGCAGCACAGAGTGGAAAGATGTTGTCGTTGTCTGAAGCTAAGGTCGCACACGCTGCTTTCCACACTGCATACCCACGCCTGCGCATGTGGCACCGGGAGAGGGCGGCTCTGGTAGAAGACGGTTGGGCTTATGTACGTACAGCGTGCGGACGGCGCAGGCTTCTGAGTTACGACGACGCAACAATGATGTGTTCAGCTAACACCCTGATTCAGGGTAGTGGCGCAGACATATTGAAAATCGCCATTGCAGATCTAAACGAACACTTAAACGAAAATGTGCGGATGGTCGCGTGTGTGCACGACGAAATCGTACTCGAAGTACGAGAGGATCTTGCTAATAAATACAAAGAGGTGCTGGAAACCGCCATGGTCCAGGCAGCTCAAAAAGTGTTAACATCTGTCCCAGCATCAGCAGATGCGAGTGTTGGTGATTCATGGGCCGCTAAATGAGTGAATTAGTTAAGATCGAAAAAACCGCCGAGAAAGAAGTCTTTGCTATTAAGTTAGGTAAGACTTACTTGGCGGTAGTAAATGCAGATGATGATCTGTATTTCCTCCCGTCTCTGTACGAGTCACCGCTGGTAGCCTGCAACGCAGCTAGAGCAGAGAAACGGAAAAATAGTATTAAGCTGAACGTTAAGAAAAAAGTAAATAGTGCGCAGTCTAAGAAAAGCACTAAGATAGCGAAGGTAAATTCCCTCTACACCGAGGAGGAGATGTCCTCGCGCCCCCACTTAAGATTCCGAGAGGTCTGGGTGATCCTGAACCCACGCGGGGAATTTGTCGAAAAAGCTATAGAGGGTGCGACCCTCGTACAGTATCAGACGGACAGAACAAAAGCCGAGATATTTAAAAGCTATGAGGACGCTTTATTTAAATTAAAAACACTTGATATGGTTGTTAAGAAAGGTCACTATTTACGCAGATTTTTTGAAGAGATAAAATAAGTGAATGGCAGAAAAACAGCCTGAGTATGGTTTCCGTTTAGCGGGAGAGGCAATGCGTCCCGTAGTAGGTGCGGGCGCTACGGCGGTTACTGGGGTGATTCCGCGAATTCCTTTAGCCGCTAAAGGCGGTATGGCGAGGGTAGCTCCCGAAGAAACCAACTCGCGTTTGATTCAGATTCGCAAAAAGATGCAAGATCAGACGGCGCCCACGCAGGCTGAAAGAGTTGCCGTAGAGCGATCTGCGTTTATGAACTACAAAGACTTACTGTAAGAGCTCAAAACTTGCTACGATCTTAGAAGATAGAGCTTAGTCGCGTGGCTGTACGGCGTCGCCCTTCCTACGGTTTTTCCTTAGCTGGGACATCCTTTGGTGTCAGTCCGGAAGCAGGAGTTTCGAAGAGCACGCTGGCACAACTATTTCCCGAATTAGACTTCGGGGCATCGGTAGCAACGACAGCGAGCACAGAAACAGAGCAGGTAGAAAAACCGGACGAAACAACTCCCTCTGCTGTTCCTACCACGGGGGTAGCAGCTGTTGGGGTAGAGGATAACGTTCCCGTTAGCGACTTACAGAAATACAACATCGAAGGAAAGCTGACTTACGGCGCTCCTTTCAACATCCAAATCGGACCGACTGGTCCTCAAGGACGAGGCAGTCGTCTGGGTTACTCGGGTAGCGTCGCTCAAACACCTACTACTGCTCCTACTACACCGACTCAAGTCGGAGCAAGCTCCCAGTCTTCCGTAGCGCTTCCGGAATATAAAATGCCGGAGTTCGATTATTCGCCTTTTGAAAGCTTGCTTGAGCAGGGTCGCGGTATCCTCAGCAGCATCCAGGAAGCGGCGAAGGGTATGACGACTTCCCAACAAATGGAGACACCGGCTCAAACAGAAACAACTCCTACGACCGAGACACCCTCTACACCGACTACACCCACTGCGACTCCGACGGCTGTTCCTGTTCGTCTGCAAGTTAAACAGGCTGCCGAGGCTGCGGGATCGCCGACGAGCTTAGGGAAGACGGGTGTGCAGGGTCTCTTATCGCAGGGAGTTGACGCTGCCCAAATCGAAAAACAAGCTAGGGCCGCTGGTGTTTCGCTTGGCGAAAAAGCACAGAGCGCTGTTGATCGCGCACAAGTCAAAGCAATTGCTCAGGCTCCCACGGGGCTGCAAGCACAGGTTCAACAAATCGCAAAGGCTACGGAATCCGGAAAGATTACGCAAGCTGCGGTCAACGCACTAATCAGCAGCGGAACAAGTGCGGCACGAATCGAAAGAGTTGCGGAAAAGCAAGGAATCGATATCGGTAAGCAAGCACAACAACTACTCGACAAAGCGCAAGATAAAAAAGGTAAGAAGTGAATCAGTACTCAATTGAACTTGAACGTAATAACAAAAAGTTAGTCCTCGCCGTCCAATCCAACGACACAGCTCATGTCCAGGCACAAGCCGTGGACATCTGCAGAGCTGTAGATGCTACACAATATTCTATAAGCTACGAACAGATTGAAGAGTCTGCTTTAGCTAAATTGTTCCGTGACTTAGCTTTTAATAACTTCGAGTACACAAAGTGTTTCGAGTGGCAAGGTTCCTTCTCAAACAAACAACCCTGTTTTTACGTATTCGGAAAACGAATATACGCCCGTTATTCGATTATTCAATATCTGGACATCCCTAAGGACAACTACTACCCAAAACCACGCTGCGGCAATCCGCAGTGCATCAACCCACTGCACTTCGATTACAAGTCAGCTAAGCATTCCAAACTCTCGCCAGGCGACATCAAAATCCTCAAAGCGCAACGACGCGAGGGAGCCAGCGTAAACCAAATCGCCAAGATTTTAAAAGTACACAGAGCAACTATATACAGGCATTTACAACAAGTAGCCTGATTTAACCCCAAACCGTTCTGGGACTGATATCATGGTGCGGTTCGACTGCGGTCGGACGCCCAAACCAAACCGGAACCATGAACGTTTTTATCCTCGGCCTTCGGGTCACAGCGAGCGCCGCTGAAGACGACGGAACTGTAAATGTACTTGCAGAGTCCCTGCCTTCAAACGAAAAACGCGTTGCGACGAGAGTTCAGCTGCTGCAGAAGGCTGACCACTACGTCGGAAAGCTTCTAAAGAAATTCGAAGAAGGGCAAACCATCCTGGCAATTGGTCCCACGCGGCCAACTCCTGACGGTGTGCTGCAGATGCAACCGATGCTCGTGGTGACTGAGGAGAACTTCCAAGATCTCCTGGCAATCAACCTCTTTATCGCAACCGGCGGCTTGGGTCCCAAAGCTGAGGAGATGGAGATCGGCGACAACACCGTCACCAATAGGTCTCTCGCATGGCAGACCGAAGACCAAGAAACAGCGTGGATGAAGCTGTCGGCGTGGGGTGAGCTCTCGGCACAACTTGCTGAGCTAGCTCCCGGAACCCCAACGATTGGTGTGGGTAAAGTCTCAACCTCCGAGAAGGACGACAAGTCTTACCTCAACTACAATCTTGATAAGGTCCTTTACCTGCCTAAGGCATCACGTAAAGCACCTGTAAAAGCAGCCGATCCCGAAAAAGGGAAGGTTGCCGCTGCTGCTCTCGGTTCGATCGACTTTTCCCTCTGATCCTCACTGACCATGTTTATCGCTGGCGACTTTTCGGAATCCGAAATCCTCTGCAACATTCCGCCTCACACCCTGCGTATCGATCTTCAAGCTCGCCGCTGGAAGTCTGACGTTGATCCCGACAACGCAATCGTAGACCGCAACGACAACGGTATCCCTATTGAGTTCATCCTCATCGGATTCACACCGTATTTTGGGAACCTCGGGATGCGTAATCAGGAAGAGTTCCTGCGTATTGCGTACATCGGTGTGTCACCCAACCACAGGTTGCTGCCTCCTCGGTGCATCACGACTTCGATGATCTCTGGCAAATCCAGTCAGAAAAATTTCATCGCTTACTTCCAAACTTTGTATAACAACCGCATTAACTGTGCGTCTGTTATCACTTCAACCAAGTTCGTAACTCGCTCCTTTAACGAGCGTGATCCGATGACCGGTGCCGACGGGGCGAAGATCAACTTCAATTGCCTGGACTTCAGCGACCGTCCGGCTCAGAACGACGAAGAGGAAAAGCTCCTCAAAGACGTGTCCGAGTGGCTGGCTAAAGACGGAACAGGCATGGCGGCAAACGCACTGAAGAGCAGCATCCCTGGTGCTGATCTGATCGAACTGCCTTTGGGCAGCGATCACGCTGCGCTCAAAGCTGAGTTTGCGTCCACGCGGGGCCAAGCTCCTGAGCGTACGTTTGCTGCATCCGAACCCGAAGCCAAAGCTCTGAAGTCCGCTGAACCTCCTTCACCGAAAGCGAAGAAGGTAGAGCTAACCGAAGAACAAGCAAAAGCACTCGGAATTGATTTTTGAGCTAACGTAAAAACGAAGCCAAGGCAGCGGTCTTTCTCGGAAGGCCGCTTTTATTATGTACCTCAACTGCATCTCAACAAAAATAAAGCAAGACGGTGAATGGGTAAGCCTTTTCGTAGAGGACGTGGGCTACGCGTACAACGTGGGTCTTGCGATTCACAAGTCGAGACGTGCGACGAACGATTGGTATCGAAACCGCAAGAACAAAAGAGCTCGCTCAGTCCTTACAAAACAGGGACCTCGTTCACTCGCTGCCTTACGTACAGCACTAGACATATTAAAGATTCACTTAGAAGTTACGACCGCCAAACCCCTCATGATTATGCCCAGTACAAAGCGAACCGCTGCCTTAGCTAAGTACCTCAAACGACTTGGGTTTAAGGAGTATCCACAGGGTGAGCAACCTCTCTACTTGCTAATAACTCGTCAAACGCCGGGAGAATAACTTTGTTCCTCGCACACCACGAGGCGAGGCTGGAAAACAATCGTTTGTTGATCAGAGACTGCTTATGCACCATCTCAAGGATCTGGAGAAGCCCGTCCTTATCTAACTTCTTCGCATCCATCATCACTCGATTATGTAAGAACTCCTGTTCTTGGCTCATCCAATCGAGTTGCATACCGATAGAGCGGCTCCCTCAACGTTAATCACAAAAGCGGTCAGCGCTCAAGCTGTTTGCTAAGCTCCACACATTCTTCCGTTTTACGCATGGCGTCGTTTTACACAATCCCTGAAGGCGTGACGCATCAACTGATTAAGCACAGTTACATCCAAGGCTCGATATTAGTCCCATATGATCCAAACGATACTCTGAGCAATCAGCTGCGAGCGCACAATTTTACAGTTACGACCAATAAGGACACTGATAACTTGGTTAACCCGATCTGGTGGACAACCATGCGGGACAAACAGTACGACTGGGTTATCGCGAACACAACAGGCATTAACGATTACAGTGAGTACATACTCGACTACGGAATACAAGTAGCTAAGGAAGGCATAGCTGTACTCGATAGGCTCTCATTCATCGAACCAGTTACAAAGCGCAGGAACTTCCTGCTGTCGAACAAACTGTCGAACATGATCGTCTTATCGCCACGGCCTCGTTTCAGCTCGGTCAGTGCATCTCGTGATTCGGTCACAAGTTGCTGGTTTGTCTTCCAGCGTCCCGATAAGTGGATGGATGGCACACACGTGTCATACGCTGTAAATTGGGACGCAGCTCAAACGCTCCCGCCCCTCGATGACACCGCAATCAAGTAAACTTGAGAAGTTCCAGCGTGCTGTGTGCGATAGGTTAGATAGGACAAATGAAAAACTCGATCGGGTTATTGCCCTACTGGTATCAGCACAGCTCCTCGAAGAGTGCGTGTCCCCTGAGGGAGAGATCCGCGATGCCCAACAGTGCGCGGAGATTGTTGTTGAAAGTTATTCAGCAGGTCTTTGCCTCACCGAAGAGTTGACGAACCGCACTCGGGATATCGAGTATCAAAAGTCCGAATTCTTTGTCGACGATGACGAAGATGAGGAAGAAGAGGATGATGATAGTGATGAAGATGATGGTCCTGATGAACCTCGACTTTTCTCGATGGCGTTCTGATTTAATCGACTAAGATGTGTCCAAGTTGACACATCTAACGTGTCCCAAACACGACTTACTCTCAACGGATTACGTCATTACAGATGTGATGGTGTTGATGTTCCGCTCCCTTCTGTAACAAGCGTTCTTTCTGCCACGCAGACCGAGGAAACGCGTAAGAAGCTAGCGCATTGGAACTTGGCAAATCCCGGTGCTGCTGATATGGCAGCAGAACGTGGTTCCTTTATCCATAACAGCGTAGAGAATCACATCAGAGGGCTGGCGGTAAGTCCCCCAGCTCAATACGCTCCGTATTGGAAAGACGTACCAGAAAAGGTAGACGAACTTCTAGAAGGTGGTCGCGTTCTGTGGAGTGAAAAGCCGTACAACAAACCTGAGTGGCACAAATATGTCGGTGAAGATGGCGTCGGTCGTCTCCACTTTTACGATCCGATCAAAGCTCAGGGGTATGCCGGGTGCCCTGACATCATCTATCAGGATGGAAACGGCGAATTAATCCTGGGTGATTTCAAAACCAGCAACGGTCCGTACAGTTATAAATTCCCCAGCGCCAAAGTCCAGATGGAGGACAAGCTCCGAAAAGCTCTCGTATCTGGGGTTTTTAAATTGAAGAAAACTAAATTGCAGTTAGCTGCGTACGCAATTGCAGCAGAAACCTGCCTTGGAATCAAAATCAATAAAACTCAGATCATCGTAAGTACCGCAGTTCCTGAGTTTTCTGTTCAGGTATTTACTTTCGGACCAGAAGATCTGAAAAAAGACAAAGAAATGTGGTTTGAGGTCTTACGAAAGTTTTATGAGACTCGGCTTGCGTAGGCTCGGGTTTTTTGATTAAACCCCTGCACCCACGCGGGGATCCGTGGCACAATGGCTCTGCGCAGGGGAACCATGCTTTTTTTCTACTCCAAAAATCAAAAAGTTCGTCAGTTTGTAAACCCCAAAACTGGAAAGATAAATCCAGGTGGAAACTTCAGATCATTCAACGAGAACTGGGAAGCGTCAGAAGGAGACGCCGAGACGATCGCCAAGGCTACAGCAGCCGGTGACGGCTTATGCGCGTGGCATCTGGTAAACGGTAAAAGAGTTAAAGATTCGACCGGTACGATTAAAGCTGGTCTGGTGATTATCGACATTGATAATCAAGCAGATCATAAAGACGAGAACGGAAACAAGGTACAAAAGCAAGAGCTAACTGTAAAAGAAGCTCTGGACCTGGATATATGTAAAAAGTACCTTAGCTTTGCGTACTACTCGCCAAGTACGACGCCGGAGTGGCCTCGCTTCCGTCTCGTTTTTGGACTCGAAAGACCCATTGTCGACGCTGATTTTTATCAGTGGTTCGTGCGGGAAATCGCTGAGCAGATCCCTGGATCAGACCGGCGAGCAACGCAGGCGGTCAACCTGTTTTACGGCGGTAAGTCCGAGCAAGATCTGATCTGCTGGTCACACAAATACATACCAGTTTCAAAAATCAATGAGGGGCTGCAGGCTTACAACCTGATTCCCAAGGAAGTCAAGCGAGACGACGACCCAGCAGAGGCGCTGGAGATCGACACCACGCTGGACGGGATAGACGTCGGGAATCTGCTGAGTTCCTCTGTCAGATCGATGCTGGACGGGGCTCCGGTGGAAGACCGGTCGTTCAGCATGACGGTTGCCCTGAAGGAGCTGATCGGTTGGGCCAACTGGCTCGGGGCGAACGAGCTGCCAATTAAGCAGCGACCCCTTGACATGGCGCACCAAATATTCGAGAATATCTACGAGTACGACCCAGCCCTCGATGGCAAGTTCAACCGGATCCTCGGCAGCATCTCCGACGCATCCACGCTGCTTCCCGCTGTCGCCATGGCGTCTGAGGAAGGCGAGTCCGCACCATGGAAAAAGATAAAATATGTAGACCGGGCTCTGTTTGACAGCAAGTGCCCCGAAGCGATCAAAGAACAAATCAAAGCCAAAAAACCAAAACCGAGTAACTCGATCCTGAGCATCGAAGACTTTGAGATCGAAGCGACTCCTGAACCGACATCGACATTAACAGTCACAGAAGATTTCCCCGAAATGCCCGCCACCCCTCAAACGCCTGCGCAGTTAGTTCAAATTCAGAACAACAACAGGCAGTTTTCCGAAAACGACATCGCCGAGATCATCGTAAGCAATTACGGTGATAGCTTCCTATTTGATTCGAGCCTGGACGAGTTCTTTACATACGACAATGACGAGGGTATCTGGTATCTGAACGACGAACAACATATCAAACGGCGAATCGTAAGCACGCTGGATACCTTCATCCAGGCTGGTGTCCTGCCACGCTACAACTCGGCAACCGTTAACTCGGTGTTCCAGCTGCTGAAAGCCAAGCTGCTGCGCTCAGTTCGCGGCGGTCGCTCCTCGATCTGGCAGACCAACCGGGGCAAGGTTGCTTTTGAGAACGGTGTGCTCGACACCAAGACTCTGGAGTTCAAGCCGGGAAATCATAAAGACATGTATTTCCAGACCAAGCTTGCTTTCCAATATGGCGAAGATCCCAAATGCCCGAAGTTCATCAACTGGTTGGAGTGGGCAGTTGGCGCCGACAAAGTGGTGATCATCCAGGCATTCTGCCGGGCTGTACTGACGGGATATACAACTGGAGAAAAGTTCCTGCATCTGATCGGTGCGGGTGGTTCCGGTAAGTCCACGCTGCAGCAGATTTTGATTGCTCTGGCTGGTTTCACAGGCACACATACATCTGACCTGGAAACGATTGAGACTAACCGCTTTGAAGCTCACAGCCTGATCGGTAAGCGCCTACTGCTCCTGACTGACGAAGCTTCATTCAGCAAGCGGCTCGACACGCTCAAGAAACTGACGTCAGCTTCTGACACTCTGCGGGCAGAGCGGAAGTTCT